CTGGTAACGCTGTTAAATTCCAAAAGAGTCCGTACATTCAAAACTGTACAGCATTTGCTGACTCTGCAATTGATAACACAAACTATCAACCACACTCTACGACTAACCAACCTGCATTTGGTGGTGACCAAACGTCTGCACCTACTGGTGGTGGTCTACTTGTTGACGGTAGTGTGCCTCACCCTGACTCCCCGCTTCGGTCTTTCTTGACTGATGCTTACACTTTGATCTGCCTTGATGGTCCTGGTGCACTGGTAAAGAATGAAGGTTACGCACAACTTGTTAGTACCTTTGGTCATTTCTGTCACTACCACGCCAAAGCAGAAAGTGGTGGCATGATCAACATGAGCAACTGTACGACTGACTTTGGTCGGTTTGGTCTTGTTGCTGATGGTCAAAGCGCTGACTCTATTTTTGAAGGCACTGTTTCTGTAACTAGCACTAACAATGTAATTCAAATTGATGCTACTACTGCTTGGACTGAGCGCAATAACAACACTCCTAAGCCTGTCAACCACATGGTTGTCTCGCTTATTAACAACCCATCCAGTGCTTCTGATTTCTACCCAATCAAAGCTGTAACTGAACCTAGCTCTGGTGTCTATGACATTGAGTTGTATGACAACGTAAGTGTCACTAACGATCAAACTGTTTACTTCTACCTCCGCTCTACGATCACCACTGGTGGTCACGTGTTTGAGTTTGCAGGAGCTGGTACTGATTACCGTGCACACCCTGATAATGGTGGTTCTCCTGTTGAAGTTAACCAAGTTAAAAATGAAGGTGCTGGTAAGGTTTACATCTCAAGCAGTGATCACAACGGTAACTTCAAAGTTGGTGATGTCTTCAGTGTAAGCACTGATGGTGAAAGTGTAACTGTAAACGGTACTGCAAGTGTATCTGGAGCTGTCACTGCTAGCGGAAACGTGACTGTGGGTGGCACTCTTGACGCACAAAACCTGACTATTAATGGTAGTGCTGTAAATAGCAGTGCTACTTACTTTGATGGTAGTGGTGACATTAAAGACACTGCTATGCCTGACAAAGTAACGGCTGGTACATCTGCTTATCCCGATTCCGTCACTGTTGATGCACAGGGACGTGTAACTGCTATCTCTGCTGGTACTGAGCCTGTTACTGCAGTAACTGCAGCCTCTGGTTCTGCTGTGTCAGTTACAGCTACCAAAACACCTGAAGTAGATATTGCTACATTTGCTGGTTCTAGTCAAAAAGGTATCGTTGTTAATGATGGTACTGCTGGTAACGATAGTAAGTACCTTAAAGGTGACGGTACTTGGGCTGATGTTACTTCAAGTGTAGGACTGTCTGCAGCGCAAGATGTTAACGATGTTAACCTTGTTCTTGAAAGAACTGCCGGTAATGATACTGTTAAGTTTACGGCAGGATCTGGTGTTAATTTAACTGTTACAGGTTCAGCCGGTTCTGAACAGATTGAAATTGCAGCACCAAATACCAACCAAGCTGCGGTGTTTATCAGCAACACTGTACCTACATCAAACGTAGATTCTGGTGACATGTGGTGGGATAAAACCACAGGTGAATCTTACATCTACTACAACGACGGTGACAGCTCACAGTGGGTTCAATTTGCACCACAACAACGTGGTACTGGTAACGGTACGGTAACCAGCGTTACGGCTGGTACAGGCTTAACTGGCGGTACGTTTACCACCACAGGTACTGTTGCTCTTGCAGATACTGCTGTAACTATCGGTACTTATGGTGATGCTAATACTGTTGCACAGTTTACTGTTGATCAACAAGGTCGGATTACAAGTGCAACTGATGTAAACATTGATCTTGATGCTGCCGCTGTATCAACTGGTATTTTTGATGTTACAAGGATTCCAGACTTGTCTGCTAACAAGATTACGTCAGATACTCTAGGTGTTGATCGTATCCCAGATTTGTCTGCCAACAAAATTACGTCTGACACACTAGGTGTTGACCGTATTCCAGACTTGGCTGCAGGTAAGATTACGTCCGGCACATTCCACGTTGATCGTATCCCAACACTTTCAAAGTCTAAAATTAGCAGCACTGGTACTTGGAATGTAGCTGACATCCCTGACCTTAGCGCTACCTATTTAACGGCAGTATCTGCTGATACGTCACCTCAACTTGGTGGTAGTCTTGATGTTGATGGGAATTCAATTGTTAGCACTAATAACGGTAACGTTACCCTCAACCCAAATGGTACGGGTGTCGTAAGTTTCGCCAACAACACTGGTACAACGTATGTAAATGGTAGCTACGGTGTAACAATTAAACCACCTACACTTAGTGCAAACCTTTCACTTGTGTTACCTGCAACTGATGGTACTGCGGGTCAATACCTAAAAACTGATGGTAGCGGTAACCTTGGCTGGGCTACTGATGCTGATACTACTTACACTGCAACCTCTTGGCGTTCATCTGAATCTACACGTACTGCTGGTCTTGTACCTGCAACTGCTGGTAGCGGTGATGCTAGTAAGTACCTTGCTGGTGATGGTAATTGGACGACTTTGCCTACACCTTCGTCGTTTGACTCTGGCATGATTATGTGGTGGCCAGGTTTGGGTGCTAACATCCCATCCGGTTGGCTTGAGTGTGATGGTCGTGTGTTGTTCCACACTGCATATCAGCAAGAAACAAATACGTTGTATGCAAACTTGAGAGCTGCTCTTGCTAATGTGCAAGGTGTTAGTGGTTGTATTTATGATGATCAGCGCACTAGGGTTGCTGCAGATTTCCCACAAGGAACTGCTTTAACAACGTTTGACAGCACTTATCAATTTGCGCTTCCAGATCTACGTAGTGAATTCATCCGTGGTTGGGACAATGGTCGTGGTGTTGATACTAATCGTGATTTGGGTTCGGCTCAGAATTCACAAGTTGGATACCATACTCACAATAGTACTGGCCAAAAACTTCAACGAGATGACGGTAGTGGTCAGAGTCCACTTATTGCTGAATATCTTTCGTCTACAGTTAGTACAGTTTCTGATACTGAAGCAAATCAATACCGCAACTACCCACATAACATCGCAATGATCGCTATTATCAAGACTTAATTATGACACTTAATTTCCCTTCTAGTCCGACAAACGGACAAACATACTCTCTTGCTAATGGTGCTACTTATACGTGGGACGGCGAGAAGTGGAAAGCATCAAACATTCCAGACAGCTCTGACGTTGTTCAAACTACTGACACACCAGCTAATGGTGAGTTTTTGAAGTGGGACAACGGTGTGGCTGTTTGGGCTGCTGATAACGATACTACTTACAGCAATGCAACAACAAGTGCTGATGGTTTGATGTCATCTAGTGATAAATCAAAGCTAGATGGCATTGCCACTGGTGCAACCGTTGGCGTCCCTGCAACCGGCGGTACCTTTACTGGTACCGTTGACTTTGACGGTAATGTAACCCAAGAAGTTCAAACAGTCTCTGCTCTTGACATTGATTGTAGTACTGGTAACTATTTTACTAAAACAATCAGCGCTAACTCTACGTTTACCGTAAGCAGTGTGCCGTCCTCCGGGACGGCGTATTCCTTTACGCTGGAACTTACACATACCAGTGGGACTGTTACTTGGTGGACTGGTCTTGAATGGCCTGGAGGGACTGCTCCTACGCTTACCACTGGTAAAACACATTTATTTGTGTTTGTAACTGATGACGGTGGAACGCGCTGGCGTGGCGCTGCACTTGTAGATTACACGAACTGATTATGTTTGATAAAGTATTAATGGGTGCAGCTGCGCCGGAAGAAACATCAAGCGGCTGGGATTTATCAAATGCTACATATAATGGCACACCAGTAGGCTTTTTTAATGTATATCCACAAGATTCAGCTCCATTTGGCTTATTTTTCAAAGGTGATGGTACTAAAATGTACGTTGCCGGATCATCTGGAGACGATATAAACGAATACGATTTATCTACAGCTTGGGATGTTTCCACGGCTAGTTATAACCAAAATTTTTCTGTATTATCACAAGAAGGAAGTCCAAGAGATGTATTTTTTAAATCCGACGGTACTAAAATGTACATTATCGGTACACTTAATGATACTGTGTTTGAATATAATTTAACTACAGGTTGGGATATATCTACTGCTAGTTATAACCAAAGTTTTTCTGTAGCATCACAAGAAGACGCTGCACAAGCGGTCTTTTTTAAAAGTGACGGTACCAAAATGTACGTTACCGGTTCAAATTCGGATGCTGTGTATGAATATAATTTATCTACAGCTTGGGATATATCTACTGCTAGCTATAACCAAAACTTTTCTGTATCATCACAAGAAGCAGTTCCAACAGGATTATCTTTTAAAAGTGACGGTACTAAAATGTTTATCATCGGAGCAATTGGAGCCGAGGTAAACGAATACGATTTATCTACAGCTTGGGATGTTTCCACGGCTAGTTACAGTCAAAACTTTTACGTAGGGTCACAAGATATATATCCACACGCAGTATTTTTTAAACCTGACGGTACCAAAATGTATGTCGTCGGTACTCAAACAGACTTTGTACATCAATATAGTTTATCCACTGCTTGGGATATATCAACAGCGTCTTACACTGTCCCAAGTACAGACTATTTTAGAATAAAAGCACAGGACACGCAGCCACAAGAATTGTTTTTTAAAAGTGACGGTACTAAAATGTATGTCGCTGGTTCTGCTAACGATTCCGTGTATGAATATAATTTATCTACAAGTTGGAAAATCTCCACTGCTAGTTATAGCCAAAGCTTTTCTGTAGCATCACAAGAAAGTATTCCAACGGGATTGTTTTTTAAACCTGACGGTACCAAAATGTATGTCGCTGGTTTACTTACAGACGGTGTAAACGAATACAATTTAACTACAGCTTGGGATATATCTACTGCCAGTTATAGCCAAGTTTTTTCCGTAGTTACACAAGACACAAATGTAAGAGGTCTATCCTTTAAAGGTGATGGTACTAAAATGTTTATCGCCGGAGCAACTGGAGATAACGTATATGAATACAGTTTATCTACAGCTTGGGACGTATCTACCGCTAGCTATGACCAAAGCTTTTCTGTATCATCACAAGAAACATTTGTACAAGGACTATTTTTTAAACCTGACGGCACTCAAATGTATATTTGTGGTAGTGGCGGTTTTGTAAACGAATACAGTTTATCTACAGCTTGGGATGTCTCTACTGCTAGCTATAACCAAAACTTTTCTGTAATTAATTACAGTAATTTTGTAACGACAGTGTTTTTTAAAACTAACGGTACTAAAATGTACATTACTGATTACTATGGCGGTATTGTTTTGTCTTTTGACCTTTAACCCTTTTATTGCAACTATACCATGTTTGTAAAAATTGTTGATAACAATGTTGCTAGATTTCCCTATAATATAGGGGATCTTAAAAAAGAAAATCCTAGTACTTCCTTTCCAAAACCCATAACTGAAAATGAACTAGCTGCTTTTGACGTATACCCTGTTACATCTACAGCATCTCCTGCTTTTGATAATAAAACGCATCGCGTTAGACAAGGCGTAGAACTCATTGATGGTGTATGGACACAAACGTGGAGTTTACAGGAACTGCCTGAGCAACAAGCCAACGATAACATCCGTGCAGAACGGGACCGTCGTTTAGCTAAGTGCGACTGGTCACAACTTTCCGATGCTCCTGTAGACTCTACTGCTTGGGCTACATACCGACAAGCACTGCGCGACCTTCCATCCCAATCAGGATTTCCTTTTAACATTACCTGGCCTACCCAACCATGATCACCCTTATTCGACCAATCCTTTTCTCGTTTGTA